CCGATGATGTAATATTCAGAGCTCGTTGAAGATACATTCATTGTCCTGACTATCTTTATCTTGAGAGATAAAAGTGCCAACCATGACATTGCCAAGTCAAACCACACTTGATTTAATTTGAACATCTTGACAATGTACATAGCCTCATTAGGAAGATGAGCCAGAATGAAAATCAAATTCTTGATTAATCTGATATCTGTATCTTCATTTCCAGATAGTTGAGCATCAAATGTTAAGAGCATTGGTTCTTTCTCTTGCACATATTTTGTTACATCCCTCACAACCCTCTCTGATGTTAGATCTCCTCCTGTGATAACAGAATATAAGACGCCATTAATCTTCTCAGGATTCGCATAAGTTCGTAGATCCGGAGGTTGATATCCTATCATCCTGTGTGCTGGAAATTCTTCTAATGCAATCAGACTTATGTAAAGTAGTGAAGAAGGATCAAAGTTTTCCAAGATGTATCGCATCAAGGATCCATTCCCTTCTCCAAGACATACAACATCTTTCACAGAATGAAAGAGTTGATCTTTGAAGATTGGAGCAATCTTGAACATTGTTGTTGAGGATATGCCAACGAGTCGATGAAGGTGGGAGTTGTCATTCCGATGTTGTCCATCCTGATCTTTGTTCATAATACCTAGAGGTAGTGTGATATCTTCATAGATTTCTTCGTGATCGCTGATATGTATCTCTTTGTTGAAAGTATAGTATTTTGAATATAACTTTTGGTATGGAAATCTGTCCATCCATCCAGTCCCTCTGTTTTGTGATACGAAGTTCACCTGACGTCGTAATGATCTGGTTCGAATTTCCTCTATTATTGGGCTTGTCCGCAGGTCGAACATAATCTTTTCGGGAGTGTGCAATGACATTTTCACACGCCTACTTATCACAAGTTGACCTAATCTGGGAAATCCTTTCAATATTAGAGCTCTCCCGAGAAATCTGTAGAAAGACTCCACTTTTTCAACCCCACGTTTGAATTGTTGAGCGAAAGTCAGTATGCAACCTAGATCAATTAGGTTCAACATTGATAAAACTAATATTATAAGGCTCATATCAGCCTCTAATATCTGCTTCTCGTCAAAATGTTTGCTCTTGAAGTAAGTTAATGTTAATCTTGTTATGAACATTGCAGCTCTGCTATCTATTTCTTCTTTTGATCTCATGTAGACGATTTCGTGGAGTCGCTCAAACATACTTTCGATATTGTTTGCCACAGCTATTGCAAATAGGTTTTTCACATTTATATCTCGTTGTAGAGTCGACACTGAGATGTCTTGTAATTTGACTGATTCAATAATCTTGTTATTCACGAATTCGACTCCCGCTGCTGTTCCTAACTCATTAAATAAATCTAACTTTTCTGATGGAATTTGTAGACACAATTGGTTGATCAGATTCTCAGGTTGAAGCGTCCCAGCTGCCACCATTGGTATTATTTCCTTACCAAGAAGTAAAATAGAGATATGTTCAATAAATGTATCGAAATCTACTCGTATAATATCGCCGAAGTTTATAAATTTAGATGTATAACTCTTGAATCTATTATCGATTGCCATTCTGCCTAGCCGTGATGCCGCATTATATGTTTCGAAGGAGAGATTGGCAACACACAGTGCAAATTCAGACTTGACGCTTTTCCCAGGGTGTTTTCTTATCTTGATTCTTGGATATAATATGGTTTTCGGAGCAAATTCGGCTATTTCCGTCGCCAAGAAAAGCAGCCGATTGAGTCTTTTTGGCGGATACTGTGGTGGAGGAAATGGAGAATTCATCTTAGCGCTTGTAAATTCTTTAAGGCATTGCGAACAGGTTAATTTTCCAATCAAAGCAACTCTTTTTCTAGGGCCATATTCCAAGCCAATATCATAAAAGTTCAATAATGACGTGCCATACATGAGAATACTTTGGAAATTGATACTCATATCGCATCCTCCTGCAACAGCCCGACCCATCTGGTCTGAGCTGTGAGCAAAGTTTGTGGGCAGATTTGAGATTGTATTTATAAGAACTGTATCTTTTACTCGAGGATTTATAGCTCTGTGCTCGTATGATCCTCCAATAGCATCTGGAATATGCAAGATAAGCTCTTCTATAGGCATGTCGGTTCTTGCCTTAACTAAATTGATGACATGATTATAGGCATTTCCTCCTTCTTCCATAGTCCAGATTGCATCTCTAAGCATTGCAATGATAGAGTTAAACACTGGGGGAACACTAGTCAATCCGGTTAGTGCTTTAGCGCGAGCGATAAACTTTGTTCTTGTTCCTAAAAATGTGTCCAAATCACCTCTCGACATTGACCACGGTAGATCTGTCAGGGCAGTCAGATGCACTACCGATTCTTCTAACTTTTGCTCTTTAATGAGAGTGCTATAATCTATATCAATATAATTCACTTGTTCAGATGGATGCGGGACGGTAACACTATCAAAAGAGGTGCGGCTGACATTCCAACTTTTAACTCTCAAAAAATCGGCTAGAGTTGTGGAACAAGCTGGTTGAAAATTTCCAGGGCTATATAGTTCCTCAGATAGCTTCTTGAAAGTGAGAATAAGGTACACAATTAATTGACTTTCTGCTTCATTAACATCGTGTAAGGCAGAAGCTCCATTTTCTTCTGTAATCAAATTGATGACTGTTCCAACCTTCATGACCCGAGACATGATTTGACCTTGGGCTCCGAGCAATGAATTATTAAAAACTGTAGATAAGATTTTTGCTGCAGCAGGCTCTATGGTCATCATATGTTTTAAGGCTTCAGCGATTTTTTCATCCATATCAGTAGCAAACACCTCCTTAACTTCTTCATTTTTTGTCACTTTAGTTATTGCCGTTTTCAATTTATTGATGATTACATTAGACGGTAACTGTGGTATTCCTGTTTTTAAACTTGTAGGATTTTCTAGAAGCATTCTGAAATCTTTGCTTGTTGGTTTTCCTAATGTTTGACCAGCTTGAATTATGTTGTATAGCCGTTTGGCGATAGGAAGTCCACCTTCTGCTACAAGTCTCAGGAAGGATAGATGTGAAGTGACTGGATCAGGATGTCCTCTATACATGAAATCATGGAGTGACAAAACGGTATTTCCTCCTAGATCTCTAGTGAATAGCATCATATATATTAAAAAATCGTCCTGTAAAGTCCTATCTCCAATATCTGTCTTTACTCGAACGAGCTCAGTAAACAGCGGATCTCTATCTCTTAACATAAGAGGATCATAGAGCATGCCATTGTAGACTGATATCATTCCCTCCACAAGAGCCATGAAATACGGAATGATCGGTTCAATTCCATCTAAGGTGCTTGCTTGAGCTGCTGTAAATATAGAACCAATATTATTAAGAGTCGATGGATAGACATCGTTATTGTCATCAAACATCCTTGAAATTTTCTTTAACATGCAAGGATATCTCACTCCATTTACAAAGATTTTCTTTCCATAGAAGAAAACATTTGTAGTGACAAATGTTTCTTCAAATTTTATAGGCAGATGACATTCTTCAGATAGTTTTGTTAAA